GCCCTTTCGGACGCCCTGGCCCGATGTCACGGTGAGAGGAGGTGAAAAGTTGATCTCGATCGAAGTACCATTATTAGATGACTGCGATGGATGGGTGGGTTCCGAGTTTTCAGGACCTACCCCCGGCTGGAAAGCCGGATCCGTTCGAATTTTCTTTTCGACGCAGTCCCCCTTGCATTACGAGTATATTAACCAGAGGCATTATGCCTCAAAACTCGTTCAAGGGCCGGAGTTCGATTCCTTGGGAAACAAGTCCGTCTCCCATAAGGAAGTCGAGGTCGAGGGGCGTTACATTCCCCAAGATCCTGACACCTCGCTTGTGCGGGGCCCCGAACTCCTTGAGAACACATGGTGGCTTCAGGCTCCGGTATTTTTCCGGCCTGATAAAACCTCTGCAGCCATCTCAGTTTTTTCAAACTGGGATGATCTGTACATCGCTCATACGTATAACGATGGCCATGTTGGCCAAGTTACGTATTACGGCGGTGCATGCGTTCCGACTGATACGGTTGACCGACCGTACGTCGCTTATTTGCAAGTAACGGCCACCTCACACTCGTCTGGGAAAGACCAGACGATCGTCAGGATGACCGCCAAAGCTAAGTGGCGCAGCTCGTCTAATGCGGGCTATCAGCAGAAGAGTCTCGCCACCTCGCAGGTCGTGGCCACTTATGTGGGCACGAACTTTGAGGGTGAGCAAGCGGTTTCAGTCGCTTACGCTCATGCTCGCTTATTAGTGAGCTGGCTTCACGACGTCTCTTATGTCACCGTCCGTCAGAGTACGGATCATAAGGTGCATAAGGATCCCAGCCACGTCACCGGGTGTCATCCCGATATCGACGCGGTTTGGGACGTTGTCCGAAGACGGACTAACCACTACGAGGGTATTTTAACGTACCTTCCGTGGCCGTCGCCCGACATGTCGGATCTGGTGGTCGAAGCGGTGGACGCGAATTCTGCGTCTACTGCCAACCTACTGGCCTTCGTGTCTGACCTGCCAAAAGCAGGTAGCACAGTTCGAGAGCTCTTTGGAGTCCTCAAAACTGGCCTGACGCCGCGAAAGGCCGCCGGAGCGTGGCTTTCAGCCCGCTATGGCGATCGCCTTACGGTATCAGATGCACGCGACCTCTTCGCTAGCTATCAGCGCGAATTTAAGCGCTATCTAGCCGGCTTCTCCATGGGACATGCGTATCGACAAGACTCTTCGACGCGCATTCTTGATGGACGTTCATGGGATGAGCAGACGGACGTCGCGGTCCATTTGGCCGTACGTCTCGCGAGCTTTACACCCCTTATGACAGCCATCAAGAGACTCATGGACTGGGATGCTTGGCCGACACTTGAGAATACTTGGGACCTAGTCCCCTTTTCTTTCGTTGTCGACTGGTTTAGCGGCGTCTCGCGTTTCCTGAACGCTTGCGACGCGGCCGTAAAAGCTCCCTACCTACGCCCTGTGACGCAATACGCGTCTATCCGCAGGGTTCTTACCCTGCGCTCTTCGGACGAGATGGGAGGTCTGACGGTTCGGCTGGTCATGTACCGCCGCCAGAAGACTGATCTTCTTGGAAGGATTAATCCTTTCGAGACTCAACTTGATCCGACCTTCTCCATCGTCAACGCCGTTGACGGTGCATCACTACTAGCGCTCACGCGCTAAGCCGTGACTTACCCTATTGGGCTGCGCAATCGTGCGCACACCGACCGCGGTTTAAACGCGGGAAGGAGGACATATGTCCTATACCAAAGGCAACTGGACAATCGAGCCGCCGTATAACGACTCGATCTCCACGCCTAAGTCTCTCTCAATCCCCGATATGGCCTGGGCCACTGACTTTTCCGTCGGCGGCACCGGAAGCCTCACTGGGGACAAGACAACCGTGTTGACGAACGTCACTGGCGACAACCTGATTGCTCAGGAAGTCGTCGAACTGGCGCATTCACGCCAGAATAACGTTTACTCCAACACGCCCATTCCGACCGGCCTTTCGGCAGGTATAAGATCTGGTCGCAAAGTGGCCGTGAAAGACACGGTCATGTACTCAGCGACCAACTCGGTCTCCGGGGAGGAAATCCTCTTCCCTATGACCGGGTGGCACGTATTCATTGTGCCCGATCTCAACCTCGTTCCGGAGTCGCTAATCAGTGACTTCGTTGCGCGGCAGACGGCCCTGCTCTATCCAACTGGCGGAACTGGCGCCACCTTGTTGAAGAATCTTCTTCGAGGTGACACTAATCCGACAGCGTAGCGCCCTTCGTCGCATCACCTATTTAATAGGCCAGGTTATCTCAATGTTACAACGAGACAACGGAAGCGACTTCTTGGACGTTACACGGTACATCGATCGCATTCGCGACCGGTGCGAGCTAACCGTCGGGGGGGTTGGTGGGCTTCTCAGCCCACGAGACGAGGACGTGTTCTTCAGCGTCCTTGGTCTTCGGATCCAACTCCTTTCGGACCTACTAACACCGAGCCCGCTCCACACAGCCGATATTCGGCTCTCCTTAGTCCGGACGCTGGCGTCGTATAAGACGCTCGACGTTGCGGACTATGTGGAGGACTGGTCAGTGCTTCGCGAGACGCTGACCAGCCCCGACTTCCTTAATACGGAGTCGGATGCGACTCAAGCCTTTAAACGGCTTGCGTCGAGGCGGATCCACTATAAGTGGACTCTCACGACGACGGCGCTATTGCTGGAAGAGGAAGCTTGGTTTACGAAGGCGAATCAATGGGTCACCTTTGACTCGAAGATGAACCTCCCGGACCTTGACCTTGCCCCAGCGTGCTGTCGTGGCTACCTCGATTTCGAGGCGCACTATCCTGTCTTCGACACGTCGCCTGCCACTCTGCGAACGGCCCAAAGGGTCGCGCGTGAATGGTTTGACGATTTCGAATGGCGGGGAATGCCCCAGCATCTGGCTCACGGGCCGGGTGCCACCTACGAGGTAGGACGGTCGAATGCTTCAGCACACGAGAAATGCCAGTGGTTCCTCGTCGGCCAGTCGCTCAGGTATTACCTGGACGAGCGGTTCGGCAAGGATTGGGCAGATTATTTCTACTGCCCAAGTATCCCTGACGTTGACACCTTATATAAGGCGCAACTCGTATGCGTTCCCAAGTCGCCGATGAAAAATCGGACGATCTCAAAGGAACCGACGACGCTCCAGTGGGTCCAGCAGGACCTTAAGGGGCTAATCGTGGAACACATCGAACGACACTCCGAGATACCCATCTACCTGAGCGACCAAGAGAAATCAAGGAAGCTCGCGGTGCGGGGGTCGAAGAAGGGCGACTGGGACACGTTAGATCTGTCCTCGGCGTCCGACTCCGTCTCTTGTACGCTGCTAGAGGAGGTATTGGGGGATACAACCCTCTACTACCCCTTAATGGCAACACGATCAACGCACGTTGAAGTCGGCTGGACAGAGTCCGGTACCGACATGCGTGCTCTCGTTGAACTGAAAAAGTTCGCCGGGATGGGGTCAGCTACATGCTTCCCCGTTGAGTCAATCGTCTTCGCCATTGCGTGCGAGACCGCTATCCGCCTGGTGTCTGGGACCCATAGCCGGAAGAACGACTTTCTGGTCTATGGGGACGACATCGTCATACGCCATCGCTACGCCGCGGAACTCGCGAGAATACTCCGCGAGTGGGGCTTCCTGCTTAATGCAGAGAAATCCTTCACGACGCAACGACGGACGTGTGCACACATCTTCCGAGAGGCCTGTGGTATCGAGGCCCTCGATGGTGTGGACGTGACGCCCCTACGCATCTCGCGCCGCTTTCAGGGATGCTTTCCAGCATACCATCAGCTGCGCGAGCCACGCAAAGGTGGCGACCATGATCTCGGCGGCGATCGCTGCCGGGAGTCGTCTCCAGGCGTATCCGTTGGCCAGTGTGATCTAGCAAATCGCATGTTCGCTTACGGGTACACGAACAGCCGTAGACAATTATTGCTATGGCTGCGGCATCGTCCGTGGTTCGGGAAGGTGCGTCGTATTGAACGACAAAAGTACCTGACCGATGTAACGGCGATGAGGAGTGGAAAACCACTTCCCCACCCCATTAGCATGCCATATCTGGTATGCGAAGATGGTACGGGGACGAATTATCGAACCCGTAGTCGTTACAACCGCGCACTGCAGCGCCGAGAAAGGCGCTTTATGTACGTGGTATCCCGGCCGAGACCGGACTACCACATGGAGGTTTCATACTTCATGTGGGTCATCGAACGTGACCAATGCCCTAATGACGAGCAAGACGTTTACGTCGACGCTCATGGCATGATCACCACTGGATCTCGGGACCTGAAATGGTCCTATGGGTGGCTCCCTGAATAAGAAAGCCTGGCTAGGCACCGCCTAGTGTCGAGAGACAAGGG